ATTGACTAGGCCGAAATGTGATCGACTACTATTCATAAGGGCGTACCAATGAGGTGGAAACACCTCCTCGATAAGCTTCTTAGAGATAGAATCACTTGCAGAACTGAAATCAACCGTTGCTAAATGGTTAGTTTTACTAGCCACCTTTGCTAGGGACTGATTCCGTTCTTGAGTGGTTAAGTCAATCCCATGTACCAAGAGCCGCTTGCGAATCATTTTACCGACACCTTTCTGGAACCAAATATTAATTCCAGGCTCGATGGCGATAACTCGATCCGTAAAAGCATCCTTGGGCACAGTGACAACCCTATTACCTACCTGAAATGTCGGGAAACCTATTTGTTTTAGGTGTTCTGACCAGATCGGGTAACCTGTCGTGAGACAGGGGGCAACAAGGGAGTACAAGTCTCGCGTAATTCCAGTTTCTAACTGGAACTTATTGGAAGCAGTCGCATCCATCCCTTTTGTAAGGGTGGTAGCTCCTGGACCCCAATTGGCTAGTTCGAAAAGCTCATCAGGCGAGTAACCGACAAGGACACTTTCAATTTTACGCTGCATTGCAGTAAGCAATGTAACGTTCGAACCCGTATATTGTGGGTCGAAAGCTAGTGCCCTGAATCGGCCATTCGTGCGTTTACATCTAAGTTCCATTTCTAGAAACTTAGCAATAGCTACCTCGTCCTTTCTTATACCGGTTTTTAGAAAATCGGATTTCGATAGGATTTTAGTAGCAGTGTAAGCGTCCCTAAGATCAAAACGATCCTTGTAATGCAAAGGATCGAATCCGAGGGACTTTAACTGTTTTGGGTCATCACGAATGATGAGCCAGACGGCTAGAGACCTCGGACAATCAAGGGAACTGAGAACTTCATGAACTACCGAAAGAGTAAATCCTCCGGGCACGCGGTACTTCCTCGATGATTTAATCATCAAGGCCCTATACTTCTTAGAAGACATAGGAGTTCTCCGGTGATTAATGCACCCCGATGTAACTGGGGCTAGATGGACAAGCCTAGAAAGGTTTATCCAACGTTACAACCGCTCCATAGATTGGGCTACCCGTTGAATCAGTGGGTGTCCCATCCGAGGCCGTGATTGTATCGAACATGAGAGAGACCACTCGGTTGAAAAACGCAAGTCTTTCAGCCTGTGTGCCCCTCTCTGGCATTAACCACTCCCCGTTAAAGGTGTGGTCATACGCTTTCGTCGGTGCAGGTTGAATACCTGTCGACGTTGACGGTGACGTCACCTCAAGGGTAGGAGAAACGTACTTCATTTGAACACGAGTCACGCGAGACGTCTTGGTAGGCGCCTTAGCAGACAGGGTCAAACTTGGATAACCGATCTGGTAACCACTTGATCGGTCAACCCATTTCGCGATTCCGGTCGGAGTAAATCCTTCAGGGTCGAGATTCCCGGGTGATCCCGAGGAAGAAACGTCAACGCCTATCGTCGCACTTGTACTAAGTGCAGTGCGCGCGAGTATGCTTGACAGTTTGATTGCAGCTATAGCTGACATTTGAAGCCTTTCGTATTAGATACAAGGTCGTTGCTCAATCATTTCCGAGAAAATCGGGTTACGAGCAGGGCTGCCGCGTTAGCCGCATGAATAAGGGTAATAGGGTTCTTTAGCCTTGGAAAATTTGGTTTCGGAAAATCCGTAAGGATAGTCCTATCCATCTTGACCAGTTCTTCAGACCCGTTCCCAGTATTCCTTCGACGCGTGGAAAATCCTGGCGCTTCCTGAACAAATTCATCGGAATTGAAAATGACCGAAATGTACGTCTTCGTGAGTTGAGTTTTGTAGCCTGAATCAAAGACCAAACCCTCGAATTTAGATAAATCTTCAAGGGCCTGGCCGATGGGCAGGAACCAATCCACTACAAACGAATACGGTATTAGCTCCCATGCGAGCGACACAGGAGAGTTTAAACCCAGTTGGGACATTTTATTTTTGAAGACATCATCTACCTTATAATACAACCCGAACTTCGTACTACTCGTGACCGTGTAATATTTC